CTGTACTACCATAGTCACAAGTTACGGCGGTAACCAACCGCTGTAGGTACTGTCCCTCAACCTGTTCGCCCTCACGGGTTACTTTATCTTTATGAAACCTCATACCAATACTCGGCATGTTCCGAGCTCCTTGAAGTACACTAACACTCTTTACGGGTATAAAAACTTCTCGTATGGTACACCTGACTACTCTCACAAGGAGATAGTCGAATGCGGTCCAACAATTAAAGGCAACTTTCGTTCGCCAAACAATTGGTGGTACAAGATAACACGTATTAAGCGCGACCCATCCGTCGGCACAAAAGTGGCCGGTGTACGTGGGTCAGATGGTTGGGACGATGTTGCCCAACAACCTAGATGGGTTTTCGGGTATGAGCAGTGGCTTCAGAATGGATATTCCAGCGGGAATCATAAAGATTTTACGCAAGAGTCCAATATTCTTCAGGCAGCTGCCGACCAGAGAGCCTTCGACAAATTGTGCGAGCACATTAGAGGAAGTGTTGACCTGTCGATAGACGCATTCGAGATTAAAAAGACACTCGAAATGGTTAACCTTTCAGGTAGAATTCGTCAAGCCATCTTCAACGTGTCGCCTACGCGTTTACGCAGAGCGATGCAGTTTGATATCCGTACCCCATTAAAGGGTATGGGAAAATATTGGCTTGAGTGGCAATATGGATGGAGACCCCTCATCAGCACCCTTCATGGGGTTGTTGACGAGCTTACCCGTTACGAGCTGAACAAAGTTCAGACTTTCACCGGACGCCATTCACTATCGCTGCAGCGTAAGGTACCGACTAGCTTCAACGGCCTAAATGGCCAGTTTAACGCGACGCAGTTGATTAACCTGACGGAGAGGTGCAGATACTCAGTACGCCTACGTGTCGACCCTTCACTGGGCTACGATACATTGAGGCGGCTGAGTGCACTAAATCCTCTGTCAATAGGTTGGGAATTACTCCCCTACTCGTTTGTTGTGGACTGGTTTATAGACGTTGGCGGCTATCTTCGAAACCTCGAAACCGCGGTATTATACAATAGGAACTATGTTGATGGTTATAAGTCGACTTTATCTGTGACAAAGAGCGAGGTTACCGGCTACGCTTCAGGCCATATAAATGCCTGGACCACGTATTCCGACAACTGCCCGAGCCACAAGATAGATTTGCTTGCCTTTCAACGGAATGTCTTAACGCATATGCCGTATCCTAAACTTCCCGTAGTTTATCCAGATCTTGGCGCCGAAAGGCTCATGTCCTTCGCAGGACTTTTGTCGACGTTTTTACGTCGAAAAGAGCCCGTGTTTCCCGGATGGGTCACACACGGACGTCCACGTACTGGTTCTACACACATTGACTGGTATTGAAAAACTATGCCACAAGCAGCTAATATCATTATAGCTGACGCACAGGCAACACCTGTGAATCACACTTTTATCCCAATTGGTCCAGACCCCAAGGACCCCACTATCTTCTGGTGGGAAGACCAGTCGCAAGCCTCACCGGCTGGCTACTGGCGTATGTCCTTGCAGTTGCTCCGCCCTCCTGCCGCTAAGGCAGGTCAGGCAGCGAGTAACCGTGTTTACAGGGTTCGTGTCGCGACTTATGAGCCAATCCTGGAGGTTGCGGTTACTGCCACATATAGTGGTATACCGCCTGCCCCCACCGTCTCATACATTACGAAAGCTTTTAGTGAGTTTGTTATGCCAGAGCGCGCTAGCTCCGGTGACCGTAAGGACATCAGGAAAATGCACGCTCTTCTATTGGCTGACACTCACATTATTGCTGCCGTAGAGTCCCTTCAGCACACCCATTAATTTAGGTTAATGAAGGACTTAACTCATATGCGATCGGATGATTGTCTCGAGAAAGCCGTGATGGCTTCTCTATGTGAGTCTCTCGACACTGCGAGATCACTCTCGGTCTACCTCTTGTTAAAGTACGCTTCCGATTTGGAGGTCGTAACATACCTCAAGAAAGGTTTAGACCCTGGGGAGTATTGTTCTGCTGAAGTTTTTGAGGCTGATTACTTGGCTCTGAAGTTCCTTTCAAAATGGGAGGGATGGATGACGGGTGCGAACCTAGAAAACGAAGCTATCGCACGCTGGTTAATGTGCGAAGACCTTAATGGACAGACGAACTCTCGTTTGAAAGTCGGTGTTTCTGGAAACCCCAGCGTTGATGCTGTTATGTTAACAGCACAGCGGAAAATTGCATCGATATTAGGACGGGTGCCTAGTCTGCGTCAGTGGTCTGACAATTGCTCTTGGAGCGGTGGTTCGACTTTCGATCTGAAGTTCGGAAGCACGGCCCTGCAAAAATTAACCTCCAAGTTAACGGTAACTAACGAAGCTCTATTGTGTATGAGCCACGTTATCGGCGGTGACTTACTCTGGGTTGAAGCCCTTACGGGTGTAAAACCAGATGGTCCTTGCTGTCTTACTCTTGACCATTTCAATGTGGTCGTCGGTGAGAAATTCAGTACCGTGCCGAAAGATGCGACAACTCGACGGACTATAGCCAAGCAACCGACTGCAAACATTTATCTGCAGAAGGGAGTAGGTTTAAGTATCCGGAGAGCCCTGCGTCAAGTAGGAGTTTTGCTAAATGATCAGACTTGGAACCAGTGCTTGGCGGCTGTAGCATATGACTATGGTTTAGCCACACTGGATCTCGAGGATGCTAGCAATTCTTTAACTCGTGAACTAGTGTTCGACCTGCTGCCCATCGATTGGGCAGTTCTCCTCGAGACACTTCGCTGTAAGGTCATCGTCTTTGAGAAAGGAAAAACTCTGTCTCTGAACATGCACGCTGCCATGGGCAACGGGTATACCTTCGAGTTAGAGTCCCTTATCTTTTATGGACTAGCCTACGCTACATGTGAGGTGTTAGGTCTGAGTAACGTCTTTACTAGCGTCTACGGTGATGACATAATCGTCCCGCAAGCTGCTGCTGAGGAGTTGACCAAAGTGTTAGCTTACGCCGGTTTTAGGTTGAACCCGAGAAAGAGTTATCTTTCCGGGCCATTCTATGAATCGTGCGGTGAGCACTACTTCTGCGGATCAGCTGTTACTCCAGTCTTCCAGAAAGTAACGACTTCTGGAAAGCGCGAAGAACTCATTCGGTTCCACAATCGTCTTTACCGGTGGTCCAAACGGACCGGAAGGGATCTAAGTCGGTGTCTTTCAATCATCATCAGAGCTTATAAGGCTCTAGGAGATAAAGATGTCCCAAGAATCCCTGATTTCGGATCAGATGATAGTGGTTTTCTCTGCAATCCTAACGATATCGGCGTCCGCGATCGTAATCGCGGTTACCGGTGTCGTGTGTATCGCCCTTGTAAGGCTTACATTCAAGGAAACCCAGAGATAGCGTTCTACGCGTTAGTTCTACGTTCTGGCCCAAAGTCGACCCTTACAAGGCCGACTCATCTCGAGTATTCGTACGAAGAGCTTCACCGCGAGGTGAGTGTGGCTCCTGACGAGATGTTCCCTCCAAACCTAAACACGAGGTTGGCTTATGTCGATCCGCAAAACGGATTGTCTGCTGATCGGGAAGGTTACGGGATGTTAATGGATCCGAACGCGAGTTACGACTATACGTGGGCCTGGTATAACCAGTAACCACAGTCTAACTTGTCCGACATTGGTCGGTGGTAGGGGGTTCGCCCTCATTCAAGCG